ATCTCCTGATTCCTGCTGCATCATCTGGTTCGGTATATGTAGCATCAATGTTCTTAATATCAAACCGCTCAATATCCAGTGCCAAATCCTCACTCAATGCTTCAACATAATCTGTCGCACTTACTGCTGTGCCCCATGTAGTTTCCTTAGCAAATCCAATATGCCCTGCTGCACCGGTGGCTCCACCGGCTATGGGATAGAATCCCCATTCTTTGTAGAATTTTTCTATCTGAAGCTTATTCATTTCTTTTCACCTCCTCCTTTGGTATCAGTCATTGATACACTGTCCGTATGTTTAAATTCAAATACTCTACCCCTCTTCTCCTCTTTTTTCTTAATAGGACTCAGGACAGTCTCGGCCAGTTTTTGCCTTATCAACTGCTGTGCAATATCGTCTTTGGTATCTACTTCGTCTCCCTTATGCCGCAGTCCGAGAGTTCCCCTGAAGTCCCTGGTTTCCAGTATGCGTATTTTCATGCTCACCTCCTCTCTCCATAAACTTAGAATTGTATGAATAGTATGATTTGCCCTCAAGAGATAAATCACTGAACCCCAATCGGCTCAAATATGATATTAACTCCTTCTGGGCGCTCTTCATATCATTCCTGTCTGTTCTAAATGACAACTCATCTTGCTGAAAATATCTCGTATCAGTAGGATCGTGTAATTCCAAGTCTATGAATCTAACTTTACTTAATTCCGAACTCAGACTATCTGACTCCATAAAGCATATCCATTCAGCACCTTCTATATCCATCTTGAGATAGTCTATTGAATCAAACCAACCCAGTACTTGAGTAAAATTAACGACACATACTTCTCCTTCCACTATGTATTTATTAGGATGGTAAGTTATTCCTCGTTGTCCATCACTTGATCCTGCAAACCTGAATAATTCCTTCCTCCAATGCCTGTCTCCTATAGCCAACGGCAGGGGAACTATCGTACCCCATTGATTGTTTGACATAATGTTTAGACATAATCTGCCGAAATTCTCATAGCTTGGTTCAAACGCCACTACCTGCCCTGCCCTCTTGGCTGCATATAGAGAGAACACGCCAACGTTGGCTCCTATATCCAGTACCAAATCAAGAGGCCCGGAGTAATGATCCTTCATAATTTTGTAGCAGGCATGCTCACCTTCGGCCAGATAGGCATCCTCTTCCTTTATCTCTACCGTTATGTCTTCATACGTCACTGTCATGTGCTTGCTATAACCTCCGCTACGACTACTATCTCTCCACCTGCTACATGGCCTTTAGAACCTGGAAGTCTGGCACTCGGCATCTCCCCGCCTTCTATCCACATGTGAGATACCTTGTTATTCAACGTCCTGTTTTTCATTAACGCTATTTCCACCTTACCTATGAGATCATCTCTGAACCTGGCTGCCTGACTAGTTGATTCCAGTGAGTACTGCCAGCACCAAATACTAAAGTACAAATTGTACCTAGTTCTTGTCCCTGCCGATAACGACTGTCCTTCCGTGGGGTCTCTCCTGTCAAGATATATAGCCACCCATGCACCGGTATCCAATTCAAAATCATCCTCCACTGTTATCTGTACTCCTTGTAAAGTGGTATCAGCTTTAAGTATTTGCAGCATCTCAACTTCAATGTCATAGTAATCCACTCTGGGCATTTATTTGTTTACACTCCTCAATATCTGCTGTACATAGGCATTCAATGTTCTTATTCCCACCTGACTGGCCTGTCTTTTAGTTGGCAGCATGGGCCTTGCCGGAAGTCCTGGATGACGGACTCCTCTTGAGAACCAACCTCTTTTGCCTTTCAATGCTCCTTCTTTAAACTTGACTGGCCCACCGGGATCAGGGATAGTCAAGAATTTTCTGTTACGTGGAGTTATAGTATATGGCTTTGTTCCCTCCTCATGCCATTCGGCTTTCTTATCTGATGAACCTACTGTTATAGTCAATCTATCTCCACTGCCTTTTAGCTGCGGATTGGGAGGGCCAGTAAAGCTCTGCTTCAGCCGTCCTGTATCCTGTAATACCCGACTGCTTCCTTTCCTCCTGGTGTATATAGTATTTGGTTTTAGTTCCTTCCATGGCTTACCGCCCTGTCTACCCTCAGTCCTGAATTGGTTATCCACCCACTCAACTAAACCCATTCCAATGAGTTTCCCTACAACTCTGGTATCCATACGCCTTCCCACTTTAGCCAACATCTTTTTTGCTTCATCTATGTCTACGGTAATCTCTACATTGACTGGCATTAAAACACCCTCTCAGACAAACATAAACCACGTTTTAAACTGATTTATTCCGAGCCCTATTATATTACCTTATCCCCATAATCAGTAAGCGATCTACGATCTGTTTCATCATCAACTTTGTCCTTATCTCTAACTTGATTTTCTTCAGCACCCTCATAAAATGTAGGTATGTAATTCATATTGTTAGAATAAAATTCAGACTGATCTCCCCGTCCACCGATTATCTCTCCGCTGGAATTAATCATAGGTATCTCACCGTCAGCAATCTTCTCTATCATGTCTATAGCACCCTTGTAACGGGCAAACCACGGATGTTCAGCTTCTATGCTTATTCTCGCAGTCAGAACGTTATATATAGCCAAATCAGTAGCCAGTGTTTCCAGTATTGGAGAAGTGGACGATAGTGGCATGGAATATAGTTTAGACAGCCTGGCGTTGATATAAGCCTCTGCCCTGCCTGCATGGTGTAGCATCAAGCTCTGTGTCATAGTGGAAATCGAGCCAATCTCTGGGAGCGTCATCTGCATTAATGAAGCTGTGGTATACGATACAGGTAAAGACATCAGCCATCACCTCCAACCAATTGAATATAAGTGCTTTTAAATTCTTTATCCTTCAACATGTCAAGCTCTCCATACGATCCTCTAACTATCCAGTCACCTGGCTCACCTTTCATTCTCCCCTCAAGAGTCTCTATTATAAATGGCACATGTAATTGAAGTGCTTCTACCTTCATGGGTAATTTCTCTACATCAATCCAGCATTTATCGAGCTGAACTAAAACGTCACTGTTTACTTCCATTCGTTTGTCCACTACTACCACCATTTACTCGTGTACTGATCCATAGCCTCTTTAGCCCGCCATGACAGCTCTTTCTGTAAATCCTCTTCCGAGGCAAATCTAAAGTGTTTGACATCCGGCTGAGGTGATTCGTCTTTACTAGCATTAACACAGAACGCTACCTCAGCCCCCAAGTTCAGCATCCGACATGCCTGAGAATAGTATTCTAATGCATCTACATTAAGATACGATCCCTTACCCAGGAAGTGTTCCCGATACACAGCTATTGTCTCCTCCGCCATCTTGCTTATATAGTCTGTAACTATTCCACCGTTTCGCTGCAATTCATAAGTACACAAAAGCATATTATCTCTCATAATGAAATGTTTATTAAGAAGCCTTTCCGGATACTTCTCCAGACTCTTTTTTAGTAACGGATTATTACGCCAGAATCTCTTCCTTCGGCTGCTTTCTATTAAATATCCTACATGAGCTATATGTACATCACTTAAAACTATACTCAATCCCGGGCCTTCATTGACCCCAAATTCGGGATGTTCGTGCACACAATTATGCACTACAACTCCATTGGCTACATAATTATGAGGACCAGGAACCTCCATATTATATACATCAGCAAATCCAGCTGTTTTTATTGATTTCACTTTGTGGTTTTCCAGTGGATGAGGTGCTCCATATTTTTTCATTGCGCTGGCTCGCTTAATGCCCCATATTCTTTTAGTTCTTATGATTGGGTCTGCCCATGTCCTTTTGTTATATTTTATGGCACTCTCGCTTGTATGCCTTTTAGCTACTAAATCAGGATGATCCATAGCTCCTCGTTCAATACTCTTCTCTCCTATCTTTGATTTGGTTCCATCCGAATGTCTCTTACCATACATAGAATTATATTCACCATGACATGGAGCGTGGTTATCACTAATTTTCTTTCTTGTCTTACTACTTACAATTTTACCTATGTGATGTAAATAAGTGTGCCTTCCATTTGTGCATAAGTAAAGATTACTGGGATGGTTATTTGAAGGGTTTTGGTCCTTATGGTGAAGTATATAACCCTCTGGAATTGACCCAATAAGAGTTTCATAGACAAACCTATGTTCAGGTATATAAACTTTATTGCTAACTCTTACAGAAGAATATCCTAAACTATCCACTGTCCTATACATAGGCATAAGGCTATCCCCTGGTTTGAGTTCATCTGCTCTTTTGTAACTGTCAGCGGATTCATAATGATGTCTCATAAGGAATAAGTGATCTGGAGTAACTTTAATAGTGGAATCATCATCTAAAGTAATTTCCAATATTTCTGCATTCTTCCTTGTACAACATACCTGATCTGCTTTGGCTATTGTTAAATGGTTCTCTTTGGTATCGTATCCATAAACAAGTGGTTGGTTCCCTACCAAATCTTTTATCGGAACTAATCCATGAAGAGTGTCTATAAGGGTATCTCCAGTAACACATCCATGAAACCTCATTCTCTTTCCGTCAACTTCCCTGTTTCTAAATAGTCTGACCGGCATATCAGGCTTGAAAGCTGTATCTATAGCGAAGTGATGTTGCCTGATAGAATACCCGTTAAACAAATTATCTCTTAGATATTTATGAGAATTCTCTGCGCCTATTAACTTTTCGTCCGTGTCTATCCACATAATCCAATCCATCGTGCATTTATCAAGCCCACTGTTTCTTGCTGCGTCAAACCCGTGCTCAGTCGGTACGGGAGCCTTATAAATAGTCGCTCCATAGGACTCAGCTACCCTTTTGGCATCCTCCGACATACCACAATCACCTATGACTATTTCGTCAGCTACATGCTTGGTGGAATTAAGACACCATCTCAGTGTTTCATCTGCCGATTCCCCGGCAATCATAGCTAACGATACTGTCTGTCGTGGCCTTTGTATGCTGAGTTTCCTCTCCCAATTAATCTTCCCGCATTTAATACTGTGATCCACCCTATACCTAACCATATAGAATCCGGCAGGCTGCTTTAGCTCCTCTACCTCCGATTCATATATGCCCAGTATCTCTACAGCCTTTTTCTTACTAAACATCTCCCTCAGTGTCTGAGAATCCAACTCATGTAAATGATTTCTGTGTTTTAACTTATCATACGCCGGATACTCTCTTGGCCCATAAGGTACAGTGATAAACACTAGCCCACCTGGCTTAATCCATTTTTCCAGATAGTTCACTACTTCCACAGGATCAATGCAATGCTCCAACACTTCACTCATTAACAGACAATCAAATTTACCAAAGTCAGATAAATCTGTAGCATGAGTCCCGACTACATATTTTACATTTTCAGGATTTTTGCAGAATCTGTCCCTGAAAGTCTCAGCCCATTTAATAGCTTTCTTATCTATATCTACTCCCACCCATTTTCTGCCTACTCTGCGTTCAAGATAAGTGGTATCCCACCCATGTCCTCCGCCGTAATTAAGTATCTTCTCGAGATCAGTGTTATCCTTTAGGAGTTGCTCCATGATGTGAAATCTGCTCTCGTTAGTTTCATCAAAGTAATTATCGTCAAGTTGCAATTTGGACAGTCTCTCGTCTGTCTCTTTACCCATAGTTTCATAATGTTTTTTGAATGAATTAGTGTTATGGCTAAATCCCCAGTTGGTCTGTAATTTAAGTTGAATCCGACTCTTCATTGGAGAGTCTCCCGCCTGATCTAATGCTTTTTGAGCTGCAAAAATATCTGATCTTCTCATAAAATGAAGAGCCAATCGTACAGGGTCTCCGTTTCTGTCTCTGATCAGTTTGTAAATCTCTTCCTGCCACTCTTCTGCTAATGTATCAATGCTGAAATCCTTTGATCTCAACTTAGCTGCACCACTCATGTTTCTCCATCTAATATCATCCTGAGTTATAGCTAATACCTCATCGACAAACTTCTCCTGATACTCATCTGTCCAGGGATCGCCATCAAGCAATGAGCAGGCATCCTTATGACAAGTCTCAGGTAATGCACCCCTGTTGGATGACAGAAACGGCAGTCCCAGAGCCCCAGTTTCGCATACTGTGATACAGGAAACTTCATTGAATTCCGGGCATGATGAAGATGGTGTAGGATATACATATAACCCTGAAGAGGCATAGAGTTCATATAGCTGTTGTTTGTTTAAATTACCTGCCCATGTAGCATTATCTCCCAATTCTTGAATCAACCGGTGCATCTCTTTATAGAATCCCTCCATCTGAGGAACCGTGTTGTCATATCCAGCCACTACTAACTTATATTCAGAGTCTTTCTTTATTAACTTAGGCATGACTCCGGTCAGTAATACATCCAGTCCTCTCTCCGGGCGTGCAGTATAGACTATCTGTTTTCTGTTCCTTTCCTTTACGTTGACACTATTTAGCAGTTCCAGATCAACGGCATTCCTTGAGGTCCAGAAAAGTTCATCTGGCAGTCCATATACTTCTTTGTACTGATCCGTCATATACTGACTAACCGTTATCACTCGATCCACATTCCAGAGAGCAGACTTGAATCTGTCCATCTGCCTTAATAGTGCCAGATCGTGCTGCCATAGTAGGTGAATCTTGCCCACCAGTCTCTGTCCGTAAACATCCGGCAACCTCTGAGCTATTGTGACATCATGTGGCATGGTAGAGGCGTATTGAGCAAACTTTTCTGCTGGCAGATGGTTTACTCCATTATAGGTCCCTGGTTGTGGACAGTTATTGAACATCAGTACATTATGTCCCAGTTTGGCTAAAGCTATTGCCATCATGGAACCCATCGTCTCTGATCCCCCTAAAGAATGCTCCTTGTAGGAATCTCCCTGAAATGCCATACCAGGTATAAACATTACTATATCGAGTTGTCCTCTGTTTTTATTCTCACCCATTAGTTATTGTCTCCTTTGTTAGGTTGTTCATTTATACTACTGTCCCTTCTGTCAATATTCTGTACATCAATAAATGCGAATTCTTATGCTTGTTCATAAAACGCCCTTTTGCCTCATCAAACATCTGCTCTCTCTCTTTATCATCATATTTTGTAGAGTAGGTTTGTTGATATAAATGAGTTATCTTCACATTCCAATTTCTATACATTCTCTTTCCTGACTCGTATATCCTCATAATTAAATCTGTATCACTGAATATGTCAGGGAATAATTCTTCATCAAATCTGTATTCTCGTGGAAACATCATTAATGGCGTATATACCCCCTCCATTATGGCTGGCCTGACTTCTTGCATTAAATCACTGGCAGCCAATGTAGCAGCCCCGCAATCAGGAATCGTGAAGCAAACCATCAAAGCTTCCAGCCATGCCGGTTTGGTAAATATATCGTTTGCTATGTGTACTATAAAATCACCAGAGGCTTTGTCTATCCCAGAATTAAATTCTTTAGAATAAGTAGATTTCCCCGATATATGTATATCAGCCATTGATTTAAAATGCCTTGAGCCTGCCTCTACTATAACCAGTTCATACGGAATGTTTGTCGTACATCTCATTGTTCTTATACAGGCTTCCGTCATTACCTTTTGCCATTCGTGGTTTACCATTAATGGCAATATTACAGATATTTTAGGTGGTATGTAAGCCTCAACATCTACCAGTTGTTCCATGTAGTACCTCCACTTTATTTATATTTATCTTCTGTATAGTGTCTTGTATAGTGCGCCTGGGACACACTCTCTCTAATTCAGAGGCAAAATAATTAAGCATTAGCCCAAATTCCATGACATCTCTATTTACAAACTTATACCATATATCTCCAACACCACTTTCCCCAAACCGATTACACATTCTGTACTTATTGTCCTTAACCCATTGTTTGTCAAACTCAATATCGTATTTATGAGGATTGTTCCATATGTCTGATCCTGGTATTGGTTGAAGTACTGCGAGGTTCCATTCATCAGGTTGAGTTTCTTCTATCATATTAATTGTATTGCTCAACGACTTCCAACTCTCTCCTGGATTACCGAACATTAACGAACACCTAACAGGAATTTCTAATTCTCTTGTCAATAATAGTGCTTTTCTGTTTTTATCAGCCGTTAACCCTTTATCCACTGAACTTAATACTGCGTCATCTCCTGATTCTATCCCCAAAGTAATACTTGTGAGCCCAGAGGCTTTCATTAAAGTCAATATCTCTTTATCTAGAGTATCTGCCCTTGACCAACAACGCCATTTAATGCCTCTTCTCCTAAACTCATCGCATATAGTAGCTACCCGTTTCCTATCCAGAGTAAAAATATCATCATAGATAATAAAAGACTTTATCCCATAAACACTCTTGATGAAGTCTACCTCTTCCATAACATGCTCTACTGATCGCTTTCTCACTCTCTTACCTACTATTTCTTTATTACAATAGGAACATGAAAAAGGACATCCTCGTATTGTCATAATGTGAACTGCCGGACTACCGCATAAAGTCCTTTTATATCTTTCTAATCCAAATACACTTCTATCTGGAAATGGGTAGTTATCAAGATCATCCAGCCAATACACTTCCTTTGAAGGCGCAGTATATGATTCCACTAACTCCAAAATGGCATCCTCCCCTTCACCTCTCACAACAAAATCCGCACTATTAGGAATATCTCCAGGGATAGAAGTAACATGAGGTCCACCTACAATAATGACTGCATACCAACCAAAAGTGTCCCTTATGTATTGCACTGTCTTCAGTAATTCATCATATTGAGGGGTTAGACAGTGAATACCATAGAAGTCAGCAGTAGGTATATCTTCCAACATATCCATTGATAAATCTATACCAACCACATCCATATTCTTAGTCTTTAAATGAGCAGCAATAGAACATAATCCCAATGGTGGATTCATCGCTGCTTCGTGAGCAAACGTAGATGGCAACTCTATTAAAACGACTTTAGCATTTGCCAATTCCAATGACCTCCACACCCTCTTGATCTGGTATATATCTCCATGGGTCCAACACTACTGAACCTTCAGGAAAATCATACCCTATAAACTCCTGATGTTTTGTGCCCACAAACACTACCACTGACTTATCCATCTTCAACTCATATCCCTTATCTATATAAGGATCATACATTTCCACCTCTACTCCATGTTCTTTAAGAATGCTCTTTAAAAGCAACACATAACTGCCTACTGTTAGATTAGTCTCCGGTTTATAGGAATAACCAAGTAACACGATAGGTATACATCCATTACGTCTGTGATAAAACTCTATTAAAGAAGCAAACCACTCAGTCTGCTTCTCTCTAACAGAGATGATATGCTCGAAAAGATCACAACTTAACTCAAGCTTTTTAGCAAGAAAACTAAGTGCAATCTGATCCCTGGGATGACACCCACCACCGTCCTGACCACCTGCTGTCAGGTACTTTGAACTTATCAATCTGGATGTAGCCATTTTCAAAGTATCAGTCACAGAATCCACATCACATCCAGGTATCTTATGACATACTTCCATAAGAGTATTGACAAAGTTTATCTTCTGTCCTATAAACACATTATAAGCCACCTTTGTCAACTCAGCACTTTCTACACTCATCCTGCATACCGTTTTATTGGAAATACTTTTGTAAAACTCACTAACTCGATCTACTGATCTTTTATCATCTCCGCCAACAAGCCAAAACTCTGGATTCAGAAAATCACTCATGGTAGTCCCCATAGCAATAAACTGAGGGGAGTACACTATTCTCATCCTATCGCTACATAGAGGTAAGACATACTGTCTCATAGTTCCTGGAAGCACGGTGGATACAATCACCACAGTAGTTTCCTTTGTTATAACTTTATTTAACTGTCTTACAGCTTCCACCAGATATGTATAATCAAAATCCGATCTTGCCTTAGGCAATCTTGTCACACCTTCATACTCCGGATGATGTGGAGTTTGAACTGCTATAAATACTATCTTAGCAAAATCTACAACCTCTTCCATAGATTCCGTAAATACTAATCTATCCTTCAACGAGTTCCTATTCACTTGAAACCACTCATTGAAATCCACCTTACCGTCTGGACCTGTCTCCGTATAAGGTCTCGATTCGTAGGTTAGATTCTGTTTATCAATATCATAACCTACCACTTCATGTCCTCTATGAACCATGGCTGTAGCTACAGGGTAACCGAGTTTGCCTACACCAATTACAGATACTTTCATAAATTGCTCCTTTTGTCCTGGTTGTTCCATTTATTTATACTTACTTAGATTGTGTTCGAGCCTATGTTAGTCTCAAGCGTGATTCGATATATGTCGCTATCTGCTAATGTAACTGCAGCAAATGTAACCCTCTGAAGCATAGTGCCTTCTCCGGAGCCTGCATGATTGAACACTCCAGCTTCTCTCAACACTACCGATGTCACGCTGTCTGCGTTACCACCAAAAGTAGCGACAGCCGTCCATACATTGTTAGTAATAGCTGAATTAATAGCTGTGCCTTTCCTTGCCACTTCACCAGTTACAAGGGTATCAGCCAAATCTGCTGCGGTAGCCACTGTGCCTACAGCCACATGAGCCATAGCTGAGGCAATTGCATCTGCTCCAGATATCCTCTGGGCAATGTACGATCTACCAACATTGACTATTAAATCCTGTACTGGCAGACTTTCGTCAGGCTCATCTGTGTAAAAGCCTCTGTGTCCCCTGAATATGTCTGCTATTACTGTTTCTTTTAAAAACAACTGATTTACTTGAGTCTCTAATTTCTTTCCCATCTCATCTCCTCCTTGTTACGGTATTGTTGTTTGTTGTACTCTGAAAATGAATTTCTTTATGAAACTATATGCGCTCGATGCAACAGTCCTCTGCGCATACCATTCCCCTATATAATGCCCCTTACTCGTGGGCATGGTGTACATGGCGTAATAGTGAGTAGCATCCGACTGTATCGAAGTTATGGACGCTATCACTGTGTTCTCTATCCCCGTTACTTTGAATATAGGCGCAGTATCCGGTGACACAGAACTAACGAAAGTAAATTGTACAGAGTCGCTTGGCTCGAAAATGTTAATCATAAATCCATCCTCGACAGCATCACTCCAATAGTCCTGCCCAGATAGTCTATTGCATCCAGTTTTCTCCCTAACAAATCCTGGTGTGAGGCCTGTATGTCCAACAGATGAGCAAAAGACAATCTGGCATAGACAAGGAATATCAGTGATGCTCTAAGTATTGACGTTGAAATGGAATCATCCAGTAATATATTATCCTGATAAATCACCTCCATTAATTTAATTATTTTGTCTGACGTCAGGAGATCGTCAGTAAACACTTTCTGTATCTCCTGCAATTTGGAATCAAACAGTAACATACCATCTATGCTTATTACCTGTCTTATAGTCTCAAGCGCCGTCTGATCAGATAACATGACTGAGTCACTAATTATGCCTAATATCTCCTTTACTTCACTATCAGACAAAGCTAACGAATCCTGAACAGTGACATCATGTACCTTAGTTATTATGTCCGATAAAAGTAAACTGTCTGTAATTGTCGCTGAGATAACACCTGCTATCTTCTCCACCGAAACGGTATCACCTAACAACAATTGATCATCTATCAGACTTTGTATCTCCTTTGTAACAGTGTCCAGTAAATATATCCTGCCAGTTATTACCTTCTCTGTACTCGCTGTCTTATCATCCGACACGAGTAATCTGTCAGTTATAGTTTTAACAATAAGTCCAGTGAGGAATGTAGCTGTATCACCAGTCAGGAGATAGTCTCTGAATGTCATATCCAGTGTCTGGACTAATTCATCCGACAATAGTAACTGATCCAGCACTGTGCTTTGTATTTGTTTCACCGTCTCATCCGACAACATCAGGCCATCTGTTATGGTGTTTACAATAATGGCGGACACTCTCTCTACTGTAGCTGAATCATCTATCAGTACTCCATCAGTTATAATCCTGTTTACTTCTCTTCTTATAGCATCAGACAATAATATCCTGTCCACTACGAGTTGCTCTATACTTTTAGTTGTGGAATCAGAAAGAAAGAGTCCATCTGTGGTAATCCTGGACAAAGTGGCTTGAAAGGATACCGTATCACTCAGCAATACATTGTCCTGAATAAGCCTTTGTACTTCCCTGGCAATGGAGTCTATCAGTAAAATCTTATCCGTCAGTGTCTTATCCAACTCTTTAAGCAAGGCGTCTGACAGGAACAGTTTATCTTCCAGTAATTTATCCAACTGATATGTCATGCTGTCTGATACCAACATATTGTCAACAAGAGTGCCTTCATGGAGTTTTGTCACCAGGTCAGATAAAAAGAGTGTATCTGTAATAGTCTGCTCAATTACTGCCGTCATCCTCTCTACAGTGACATCATCACCAATTAGTAAATTATCCTCCTTCAAGCTTTCTAATTGCTTTACTAGTTCATCAGACAGTATTAGTCTGTCCTGAATGGTAGTCTCTATTGTCGAAGTCCTGCTATCTGACAGCAGTAATCCATCTACTACATTTATTATCTTTATAAGCTCTTCCCTGGAGGAATCCCCTACCAGTATTTTGTCAAGTATAGTTTTCTCCGTCGCTGTAGTTATGGAGTCAAGAAGTAATAATTGATCTACGGCATCCAGCTGTCTCAGTACTCGTGTAGTCAGGCTATCCAATACCAATAAACCATCTATCACCTTCATTTCTCTCAACGAAGACATCCGATCAGACATAAGAAGTGTATCTGTTATAATCACCTCCACGAATCTTTCAAATACAGATGAATCACCAATCAGTAGGTTGTCTGATAGATATTTGTTCAACTCAGCAGTTACCGTTTCTGATAGCAATACCCTGTCTGCCAGGACACTTTCGAGCTGTCGGTAGTCTTCATCCGATAACAATACATTGTCTGTTGCAATGGCCTGTCTCAGTATTCCAAGAATAGCACTATCAGACACTAACAACTCATTCAACACTGTTACTAATATAGTTTTTACTTGACTATCGCTAACCAGTATTTTGTCTATTATTTGCATCTGCCGTTCTATCTTGGTAGCAAGACTGTCTAGCACAAATAATTTATCTTCAGTAATTGAATCCTGCAACCTGATAACTTGATCTGACAAAAGTATTTCGTCCTGTATTGTGGTAGTAATGTATCTTTCTATTTTAAGTGTGTCTGACAATAGGACTCTATCTTGTATAATTTTCTCTATTTGCTTGATCATCTCGTCAGAAACAAGAATTTTATCAGTCAACAGACGCTCTATATCAGACAACTTATCATCAGACACAAACATTCCATCCATCTGAATAATTTGCCTTAACATGTCAGGTGTGGAGCTATCCGACATCAGTATTTTATCCAGCATAGTCTTTATCATCGTTCGTATTAATGAGTCATTTACAAGTAACTGATCCGACAATCTGTGCTCCTCCTGCTTCTCTGTCTCGTCTGGCATGTATATAGCGTCCATCAGTTGCTGCTCCAGCACCTTTGTCTGATAATCCCACTCAAGTAAATTATCCAACATTACCTGATCCAGTGTCTTATAGCTGTCATCACTCATAAATATTCCATCAGTATAAGTCCCCGTAATTAAAGTTCCTCCCATTCTTCGTCTTGCTAAATAAAAATAACTCATATATCCACCATCATAAACACATCCCCGCTACTGGGGGCAGACGGCCAACTCTCAGTAGTCAAGCTCCCTCCAGATGCCGAAGAAGTCACCTGTCTTGGCCCTGCTCCAGTCAGTGATCCTGTCATAAATTTTTGAAAACTATACTTATAGAAATCAGTCATTGTCGATGGTAAATCCGTCCAGTTGTTAGTGGCACTTGCACTTGTTACTGCGCCAAAGGTATTAAGCACGGGTAGACTGTCTTCCGCCGTACCTGCTCCAAGATCGTTGGAATCAAGCTCTATGGTATATATCCCAAAGCTTGATACTTTAGACAGTGCCACATGTATTTCATAATCTCCCGGGATATTAGCTCTCTCTGTCCTGGTGTAATCGGTGTCAAGCACCAGTGTCATGTTGGCTCCAGCTATATCAGTTATCTTTAACGTGGGAGACAGACTACTGACTCCAGTCCCAGCAGCATTAAAGAAGCATCTAAATCCCCATGACGGGCCTATGGTAGCATCCCTGGTTATTATCTTCTCACTTATCTTTCCACTCACATCGCACCTCTCATTACTCCTGGAAATAATTTTTGTCTGTACAATATCGGCCCTGCCTGTGCTGTCGTGGCAACTGCTATCGCATACGACAAGCTCGTATCCCATCCATATAGCGGTGCAACAGGTGGCGAGTCGCTTACAGT